CCACAGTGGGTTTGTTTGTATGCAAACCCACAAACCTTGAAGATTAGGCTTTTTGGGCCATATCCTCAAGACTCACCCACCCGCGGCGTATAGAAACCGCAGGTATCGACATTGTACCGAGACGCTCCCCGCTTTGAAGCGGAGGGCCTTGGACTTCAGTGAAGTACTGAAGTAATGTCGTATCCTCTTCGACTGGACTACGGAAAGATCGGGTGACTACCCGATCCGCCCGGTACTCGAGTCGGTGCAGCGAGGGATTCCATCTCGTCTCGAGATGGGAGTTCCCCCGATGTCCGTAATCGAACCAGCCAAAGAGACCAGAGCCGGTCGGAACGTTCGGAATAGCAGGAAACCTGCCAATCGAACGCACTATCGATTCTGTGTACGATGCTGCCCTCCAGTAACCCTGTAATACAAGGTTATTATGGGTGGCAACCGCGCTCACAATCGACTCTGGCCGGGACACGTCAGGGTAAGTCATGGTATACGTCGGCGTGACATTATGTCCGTCATACGCATCCAGACCACAAGACTCACGGAACTTTCCAGTCCCGTACGTCTTCGAGTGGTTAACCTGGAGACCCAGGTGACTTAGCAATCCCTGAAGTATAGCCCAAGCGTCTACGGGGACAATAATATCGTCACCGAAGACGCGGACCTCCTGCGATATCTTACGCAGACTCGTTATTGACGGATACATGTCCCTCGCAAGAAGGACAGAGGCATGCGCCAATATTGAGAACACGTAAGACTGCACAGGAAAGGTGCAAGCTGAACCCATACACGCAAACTTCCGAAGTATATGATACTTGGGAGACTTGCGATCGATGGTGTTTACCACCCACCTCGTTCGGGACGCATGGAGAGCTGCAAGCAATTTCGTATTTCTACGAAAGCAGCGCTCCACGGTCCAACAACTGAGGCGATCACTCGCAGATGACAGATCAACCGTCACGTGCGACTGAGTATGGGAAGCCCGTTTAGCAAATTCCTGATTTTGGGTCTGGTCACGAAAGTGAATAGATTCCGCAATCGGTGTCTTTGATAAACGCGTGGTAAGAAAATCCTTGATGATCTGCTGGCACCATTGATGCGCAACGGGTTCCGAGGCGATAAGCCGCGGTCCTTTGAGCGTCTTTGGGACGGCGATCAACTTAGACGGGGGTTCGTTGGGGCTAAAGCCTTTGCGAATCCCACTACCACGTACGGCCGTCGCCCATGTACTGAAACTGGAAAAACCAAAGTCAGCACACGGAAATACGGTCGAGAGCTTTTCCGGCCAGTTTGGAAAATCGTACTTAAACTGAGTACGACGCTGATCGGAAACAGCACCTGGTCCATGCTTAGCTTTCCATTCGAGGGGGTCGAATCCCCCGAGGGTTGAGGCGACGATGTCGGCTGTCCGTTGGACAACGTCGAGGTCGCTCCAGCCTGGGATGGAAAGGGACTTCTCATCATCAGGTCTCTCATTAAAGACAGACCTGAATAGAGGAGTAGGGTGTACGACGTTATGATCGCCAAAATGGAGATCAACAGCATCGTGCGCCCAAAATACGTCGTCGTTCCATGGTAGGGACGGCGCGCGTACTTCCTGGTCGATTTTGAAGAACTCATTGACATGTTCCCATGTTTTTGAGTCGCTACAAGCAACCTTAACCTTCTTAGCCATATAAAACAGCTGACGAAGGAAACGGACGCTTGCAACGTCAAGATCGTCCCTAAGCACTCCGAAATCGTCGAAAACTCGAAGGAACAGCCCCTTGAAGAGTCTTGGGATCGTTCCCCCCCTTCGGAATGGTCGGAATCCGACCATCTCGAAATGGGTAAGGAGTCCGGTAGACAGGCACTTGTCAAAGTGCTTACCTGCCGCCACGAGGTCCACCATAAGAAACGGAAGACCTCGAGCGTCGACGAGAGAGAGCAAGCGAGAAGCATCCCGCTCACAATCAGATCGAAGATTGGGGTAATACTCGGCGATGTCAGAAAACACCGCCCCGTATAGTCCCTGAAGGTAGAGAACGTAGCTTTTCATGTAGTGCCTCCTCAGTTGGGGGTTACTGCATCTACGGCTTGGTTCTTCCCGTCTCCTGAGTCGGGGGCCTTAGGGCGTCATAGACGCCTTACGACTCCCAGCCCAGCAACTTGGCCGCGATGCCACCAGCCTTTACCATGTAAAAGCTCATGGCTTCGCTCAAGTCGATAACGTCTGCGGCCACCTCCACAGGATCCGTTCGGATCGTGAAGATGACTTCCGTCAGACGACCAGGAACCGATGAGGTCGGCTTCAGGTACCTCGACATTGTCACAGTGTGACGGTCGAAGGCCTGAGTGCCGGCCTTGACGGAATCTTTTGAATGCCGGATTTTCGTCCGGTAAGTCACAAGGGTCTCATCGAGAAAATATTCCGATGAATAACCATCCTGGTTAATAAGCGGCAATACTTTGGCGGTTCCACCGGAACCATCCAAAGTCACCGTCAGGGTTGAACCTAGCATATCACTACCTTCCTCTTGATGCTGACTCGATACTCAGCGAGAACGCTGAATAGCGAGCGCACCAAGAATCGATAGTTGTCGACCATTCAGAAATGGAATGGTCGCCGACAGTGTACCACCGTTCATAACACGTTCTTTCGTGCTATGACCGGCATCGCCGTACCCGCCTTGGATAGCAAGATTGCTATCTGTGCGGACCCAGGAAGTCTTCGAGAAAGTCGATGTCATGATACATGGCACCGAATGCCTCAAAGGAATACTATTGTTATGAGCACTTATGTACTCATCGGCATTAGTAAACCAGCCAACTAGCCAGGTCCATGGTATTGCGTCCCAAACTTGTTTAGGATGCAACCCATGCAGACCAAATGTAAGGTCTCTGGCTAACTTGGCCATCTTCTTGGATGAGAATCTCGGGTCTGGAAGAGCAGTTGGGATCCACCTTACGGTGCCCCATCTCTCAATTTCCGTATGTCGGGTAATCCTCTGTGTTACGGAGGATGTAATCCCAGATTCACACGGAATACTGGCATCCACGACGTCGTCGAGGGTGGCCTTCCATGCCGGGTTTCTAACTCGGCGTTGTAGCCCTCCATTGCTGTATAGATTTTGCAGTTCCCTCATCTTTTTATCGACTTGGGCCTGAAAATCTACCAGTTTCCGGAGATCCGAAATTAAAGGAGCCCAACCCATCTGATACGACAAGAGGTGGTTAGCGGCATTCCTGGGATTTGCATCCCGGGCGTACCCCTTCTGCCTAATGTTGTGTATCTGACGTTTCAGGTTCCCTATGTCTCGGATCATCCCGGGGAGGTCCTTGAGCTCGTACAGAAAGTTCGGTATAGACAAACTGGGCCTGGAAGGATTACTCCTCGCCAGAACCGACGTCGCAACCGTTCCTACCGACGGGATCATGGATGAAATACCAGAACCGAAGCCCAAAGAGAGCTTCATCGAGCCAGGTACATAGTCTACAAATTCGTAGTACGCACCTGGACCGAAGTCGACCCTACCATTCAGAGGGACAAAGAGACGCCCATCAAACGTAATAGTTAACGGGTTGTCAGTGTCCAACTTATTGACTTCATCCACGCAGAGTGAACGTTCATAAAGAAAAGTTTCCTTTTCTAGTGGCGTCCACTCCTTATATACGTGAGTGAGGTTAGTGTGGCGAGTGGCATTGCCAGTCACCGCAAAAGGTAGGGCTCGTAGACGAGTTCTGGACATTTGCTGATGGTACACAGTGAGGTCACGGGATGTGACGAGCTATCGCTCGAGAGCCCCTCGAAAGAGG